TCGGTCCCAACCTCCGAGATCGTGCGCATCCGGCAATATTGGGTGGACCACGTTAACGAGACCTATTGGGACACCGTCACCATCAAGCACACGGTGCAGGGCGCACAGGTGGCCGAAACCTTCCTGCAGGCCAATGATATGTGGCTCGACGCGGTCGGCCTGACCTTCACCCGCCTCGCCGCCAACGGCTCGGTCACTGTCGCCATCTGCGAGACCGATCGCGGTCTGCCGCTGCCCGACCGGGTGATCTCCAAGACCACCGTCGATCGCGCGGACCTCGTGCTGGGCGTTGAAACGGTCATCCCGGTGCAGCCTGTATTCCTGGCCGGCGGCTCGACCTATGCGATCCTTGTCATCACCAGCGCGGACCATTGGCTGGCGACGGTGCAAGGCTCCGAATATCCGCAGGGCACGTTCTTCTATGTCGTCGACGGCGTCTATCAGCAGGGCGACACCGCCCGCGACATCATGTTCTCGCTCTACGCGGCCGACTTCGGTGTTGCGCGTGCGGTCATCGATCTGCAGCCGCTGCAGCTCGCAGGCGGAATCGCGGACATCGACATCCTGACCCAGGCGATCGTCCCCGGCGCGTGCCAGCTAACCTACGAAGTGCAGATCGCCAACCAGTGGCGGCCGCTGGACGGCTCGGCCGACCTCGTGCCGGGCGGCGTCGCCAGCCCGCTACTGCCGCTCCGCGCGGTGTTTACCGGCACGCCGGACGTGATGCCGGCGGTCACCCTCACCGGATCGCAGGTCAAGGTCTCGGCCGCCGCCACGGCGCTGACGCATATTTCCAAGATCCGCGAGCTGCCCGGCGCCGGCTCCGATACCATCCGCGTTATCGCCCGGCTCGAAGCCTTCGACGATGACGATCACGACGCCGCCTGCGCGCTGCTGACCGGCGGGGGCTTCGCCACCGAGGAAGCCGCGGACTCCTATGCCGACCTCGTGCTGGACGATGGCGCGACCGAGCGGACGTGGATCTTCGATCTTGCCGCCGATGTCACCGAGTACCGGATCAAGTTCACCGGCGCGGCGGCTTCGGCCCTCGACCTCTTCGCCATCGCGAGCCGCAAGGACTACGCGCTCTAAGGAGACCCGGCCCATGGCCAAGACCTACAAGAAATCGGCATCCGGCTTTTACCGCGTGGAGCTGGCCCGGCCCTTTCCCCGGCGCGGTTTCACCTACAAGCCGGGCCAACGCATCCGCGCCAGCCAGGCGGTGCTGGATGAGATGATCGTGGCGGACGTGGTGAGCAATGTCACTCCCGACTGAACTCGATTTCGGGAAAGACCCCGCCGCCACGCCCGAGCGGATGAACCGCGCGATGGAATACATCGTCGCGCGGATGCGCACGGCCGACGCGGTGCGGGTGGACCTCGAAAGCGTGGTCAATGAGCTGCGCACCATCGGCCTGCAGCGGCTGACCGATGAACTGCAGCCGATCTTCGCCCAGGTCCAGACCCTCGCGATCGAGTTGCAGGCGATCGTCGACGAATGGGAGGGCGGCGGCACGCTCAACGCCTTCGCGGAGAAATCGGCCAACCTCGCCGATCTCGACGATCCGGCCGCCGCGCGCAGCAACCTCGGCCTCGGCCAGGTCGACAACACCCGCGACGATGAAAAGCCAGTCTCGGCCGCCACGCAATCGGCGCTCGCCGAAGCCGGGCAGCTCGCCCGCGCCTTTTCGTTTTTCCTCGCCTGAAAGAGAGCGCCATGCCCTCCTACAAAAACGCCCACGCCCAACTGACGACGGTCGCGCAGACCGTTTACACCGCGCCGGCCGGCGGTGCGCTGGTGACCCTGATCCAGCTCGCTAACATCACCACCGTTAACGCCGATGTCACCGTGCAATGGCTCGACGCGAGCGCCGGCAACGCGGTCACGCGGTTGTTGCGCAATGGTGTCGTCGGCAAGGGCGACGCGCTGGAGGCAAAGGGCGGCGGCTTCGTGCTCGAAGAGGGCGATGCGATCCAGCTCTACGCCTCGGCCGATAACGCGATCGAAGCATCGCTCAGCGTTGTCGAGGGGGCCTGATCGATGTTTCGGCGGACTGGCTCCGCAATCGGGCGCGTGTCCACCGCAACGCCGCCGGGAGGCGGTGGCGGTGGCGGCGTGGAATTTGTCGGCACCGGATATGCGAGCAGCGGCTCCATTGCCGTTCCCGCCGGCGTCGAGCCAGGCGATCTGTTGGTGGCACTGATCATCGGCGGTACCACCGTAACGCCCGCCTTGCCGGCCGGTTTTGAGCAGATCAGCGTGGCGGCGAACCCCTCGGGCAATGGCCGCTTGCTTGCCTGCTGGAAGATCGCGGACGGCACCGAGGCGAATGTTGCTGGCGGCGGCACGGTCTTCGCCTTTCGCAACGCGCGAGGCATCGGCGCGATCGCCAAGATCGAACTGGCGACAGTGTCGACCGCTCAGCCGATCCCCACCCTCCCCGAAGTGTCCGAAGGATCGGTGATCGTCGCCGGTCACTACAGCGTCAACCACACCGCCGTGACGGGCGCCGGCCTGTCGCTCCAGCGCCAGACTTCGTCGGGCATCAACGCCGCGATTGTTGTCAGTCCGCCACTGGCCAAGCTCTTCCAGGCGCAGGGCGGGACGGGCGGCACATTCGTCTCGTCCGGCAGCTTTGCGCACGTCACCATGACAATCGAGGTGCTTGCCCGATGAAGCTCTATTCGCACGCCGGCGCGATGCCCGCGCCATTGCCGTTTCGCATCTATCTGGCCGATGGCCGCACCCGCACCAATCCGAGCAGCTTCACGGCGGCCGAGATCGCGGATGCCGGCTACGTCGAAGCCCCGGAGCCGCCGGCGTTCGATCCCGAGACCGAGCAGCTCCTATGGGACGGCGCGTGGAGCGTCGTGCCGCTTCCCCCACCGCCCGTGCCCGATGCCGTCACCCCCGCCCAGGCCAAGCTCGCCCTCCACGCCGCCGGCCTGCTCGATGCAGCCGAAGTCGCCGTCGCGACCGCCGGCGTCGAGGCGCAAATCTACTGGACCAGCGCCCTCACCTTCGAGCGGCAACACCCGCTGATCCTCTCGATCGGCGCGGCCCTCGGCCTGACCGAAGCCCAGATAGACGATCTCTTCCGCGACGCCGCCACGCGCGGCTAAGTCCCGTTAGCGCCGCCGCAACGGCGCGGCCCCCTCGCATATGCGCCAACGATCGTCATGGCATGGCGACATGGCCGATCAACCCGACATCGTGGGCGACGTTGCGCAGGTGCTGCGCCTGGGGCGCATCGCCTCGGTCGATCGCGCGGCGGGCACCTGCACCGTGGCGATCGGCGATCCCGATGGCGAGGGCGGCGAGGTGATCACCGATTCCGTCCCCTGGGCGGCAGTTCGCGCCGGCCGCACCACGGTCTGGTCTCCCCCCAGCGACGGCGAACAATGCGCGCTTCTCGCGCCCGGCGGAGACATTGCCCAGGCCATCGCGCTTCCCGGCATCTTCTGCGCCGCCTTCCCCGCTCCCGGTGATCCCGACCGCGAGTTCGTGCGCTTCGGCGATCGCGCGATGATCGCCTACGACGCGGGCGCGCACGCGCTTGACATCGATCTGCCGGGCGGTGGCACGGTCGCGATCGCCGCACCCGGCGGTATCTCCATTCAGGGCAACCTCACCGTCGAAGGCGAGATCGAGGCCAGCGGCGATGTCATAGCCGGTGAGATTAGCCTGCAGCGCCACACGCACGGCCGCGTCCAGGCGGGCGGCTCCAACACCGGGGAGCCGGAATAATGCCGGGCGTCGATCGCACCACTGGCAAGCCGCTCGACGGCACCCAGCACCTCGCGCAGTCGATCGGCGAAATCCTCGGCACGCCGCTCGGCACCCGGCCGATGCTGCGTGATTACGGATCGATGCTGTTCGACCTGCTCGACCAGCCTCTCAACTCCGCGACCCGGCTGCTGGTCTATGCGTCAACCGCGCAGGCGCTCCGCCGCTGGGAGCCGCGCCTGACCGTTCGCCGCGTGCAGATGAGCGCCGTCGCCGCCGGTCAGGCAACCCTGACGATCGAGGGCGAGCGCGCCGATCTGCCCACGGCCAACAGCCGCGTCACCCTCTCCATCCCCATCCGCGCCGGCGGCGCCACGCCCGCCACCATCTAAGGAGGCCGAAACATGCACGGCATCAAGGTTATCGAACTCACCAACGGCGCCCGCCCGATCAAGGCGGTGGCGACCTCCATCATCGGTCTGGTCGCCACCGCCGGGGCGGAGGTGGGGGAAGCGGCTGATGCGCTCGACGCGGCCTTCCCGCTTGATGAGCGCGTGCTGATCACCGATGTTCGCGCCGCCATCGCCAAGGCGGGGACTACCGGCACGCTCAAGCCCGCGCTGGAAGCCATCGCCGATCAGACCGGCGCGATCATCGTGCTGCAGCGCGTCGCGGTCGCGGTGGAGGGCGCGGAGGAACCGACCCAGGACGAATTGACCATCGCCGGCCTGCAGGCGCTGCTGGGCGCGCAGTCGCAGCTTGGCGTGCGCCCGCGCATCCTCGGGGTCCCCGGCCTCGAAAGCGAAGGCGTCATCACCGAAATGGCGCTGATAGCCCGCAAGCTGCGCGCCATGTCCTACGCAATGGCCGCCGGCGCGGACGTGGCCGCCGCCATCCTCGATCGCGAGAACTACGGCGCGCGCGAGCTGATGCTGCTGTGGCCCGGCTTCAAGGCCGACTTCGCGGGCGACACCGTGGCCCGCGCGATGGGCCTGCGCGCCCGCATCGACAACGAAATTGGCTGGCACAAGACGCTGTCCAACATCGCTGTCGATGGCGTGACCGGCCTCGCCAAAGACATCTTCTTCGACGTCAACAGCGACGACAGCGACGCCACGCTGCTCAACGCGGCCGACATCACCACGATGATCCGGCACGACGGCTATCGCTTCTGGGGCAACCGGACGTGCTCCGACGAACCGCTGTTCGCCTTCGAGAGCGCGACCCGCACCGCGCAGGTCCTGCAGGATGAAATCGCCGCCGGCCTGCTGTGGGCCATCGACAAGCCGCTGACCGCCGTGCTGATCAAGGACATCCTTGAGACGATCAACGCCCGCTTCCGCGCGCTGGTCGCCCAGGGTTATCTGATTGGCGCGCGCGCCTGGTACGACCCGGCGCTGAATTCCGAAGTCGACCTCGCCGCCGGCAAGCTGGTGATCGATTACGACTTCACGCCCTGCGCGCCGCTGGAAAGCCTGACGCTCAATCAGCGCATCACCGATCGCTACTACGCCAGCTTCGCCGATCTGGTTGTCTGATCGCCCTCCCCCCGCCTGCCGCCACCCATAGGAGCGCGCCATGTTCGCCAAGAAAGTCAAAGACGTCCGCCTGTATAATGAGGCAAATAATTATCAGGGCCTGATCGCCGAAATGACGATCCCCAAGATCGTCGCCATCACTCAGGATTGGCGCGCCGGCGGCATGGTCGGCCCGGTGAAGACCTTCCACGGCGTCGAGACGCCCGAGCTGGAATTCACGCTGGGCGGCCATGACGATCTGATCGTCACCCAGGCCGGCCTCGCTCAGCTCGACGGCACGCTGATCCGCGCGATGGCGGCGATTCAGGACGATCAGACCGGCGGCACGTCCACGGTCGAGGCCGTCATGCGCGGCCGGCAGTCCGAACTGGACTTCGGGACGTGGAAGCCCGGAGAGGACACCGAAGAAAAGGTCAAGATGACCTGCAGCTATTACAAGCTGATCTCCAACGGCACCGAGATCGTCGAAATCGACATGATCGCCGGCATCTACATGATCGGCGGTGTCGACCGCTGGGCCGACATCCGCGCCGCCCTGGGCGGCTGACCAGCTTCGTCGGGCCGGGGTTACGCGGTTCCCGGCCCGGCGGAGACCATCCCAACCGCGTGACATCGATCGAGGAAAAACCGCATGGAAACCGCGCCCGAAAACCAGACTGCCCCAGCTCGTGAAGTCAGCTTCGAGGAAGTCACCCTTGAACAGCCGATTGTTCGCGGGAGCACCACAATCGATCGCATCCAGCTTCGCAGGCCAACCGCCGGCGAACTGCGCGGGTTGCAGATGCAGTCGCTGGGCCAGGGTGATGTCAATGCCGTCCTTGCCCTGATCCCGCGTATCTCGATGCCGCCGCTGATCGCTCAGGAGGCGGAGCAGCTTGAGATAGCCGATCTCGCGGCGATCACCGGAGTCGTCATGGGTTTTTTTATGTCGACGGCGGAACGGGCGATGCTGGCGAAGGTGATGGGCGCGGCGGGTTCGGCGACATCGACGGGATGATCGCGGACATCGCCTTCGTCTTTCACTGGCCATTGTCAGAAATCGAGGCCCTGCCGCTCGATCGCTTGCTCATCTACCGGAATTTGGCGGCCGACCGATGGAACCGGGCGAATAATCCCAAGGAAGGCTGATCGTGGATCGCAAGCTCGCCCTGACCATCCTCTTCCAAGGGAACGACAAGCTATCCGGCGCGCTGAAATCGATCGTCGGCTTGGGTGAGAAAGGCACCACGGCACTGGCCCGATTGCGGCGCGAAGCGCGTTCCCTCGACGGTCAACTTTCCGGCGTCCGTAAAGAGATCGCGGGCGCATCGGGCAACATATCCGCACTGATCAATCGAGAGCGCGAGCTGGAAGCCGCCGTCGCGCAGGTCAATCGCCAGGTCGAGCGGCAGAAGAAGCTGCTCGCGATCGACAACCGCGTGTCGCAGATGCAGGCGCAGGCATCAGCCTACAAGGCAGCCGGTCGCGAAAACATGATGGCCGGCGCCACGCTGCTTGCGCCGTTCGTATTGGCCGGCCGCGAAGCTATGAACTTCTCCAGCGGGATGGTCGACATCCAGCAGAAGGCGGAACTGACCAACCGCGAAACCCAGCAGATGGCGGCCAGTATCCTCGCAGCCGCCCGCGCCGCGCATCAGCTTCCCGAGGCCATGCGATCCTCGGTCGACGTCCTCGCCGGCTTTGGCATGGACCCGCGCCAGGCGGCGAAGCTGGCCGAGCCGATCGGCCGTGTCGGCACCGCGTTCAAGGTCGAGCTGGCGGACGGCGCTTCGGCCGCCTACGCCAACATCAATAATTTGAAGGTCGCGCTGGGCGACATCCCGGCCGCGTTCGACATCATGGCCGCCGGCGCGAACGCGGGCGCGTTCGAGTTGAAGGACATGGCCAGGTGGTTCCCCCAGCTCACCACCCAGGCGCAGGCGCTGGGCCAGAGCGGAACGGCCGCCGTCGCCGATCTCACCGCCGCTCTGCAGATCGCCCGACGCGGAGCCGGCACCGCCGACCAGGCCGCCACCAACGTCACCAACCTGCTGCAGAAGATCAACAGCCCGGAGACCATTCGGAAATTCCAGAAGAACTTCGGCGTCGATCTGCCTGCGGCGCTTCAGGAGGCGTACCGGAAGGGCAAAACGCCGCTCGAAGCCATCGCCGAAATCACCCAGCGAGCGATCGGCGGCAATATGGCGCGGCTCGGCTTCGCATTCGAGGACGCGCAGGCACAGGGCGCTATCCGCTCGCTGATTCTCGACCTCGACGATTACCGCAAGATGCGCGCCCAGATCGGAAATTCACGGGGTACCGTCGATCGCGCATTCGCGCAGCGCGAGATGCGCGACGCGAGCATCGCCTGGGCGAGCTTCAAGGGGCAACTCAGCGAAACCGCGATCGTTCTCGGCACCACGCTGCTGCCGGCCGCCACCGGCTTTCTCGGCATGGTCAACAACGTCATGCGCGCCGTCGGTTCGTGGGCGCAGGCCAACCCTCGCCTGGCCGCGACGCTCTTCAATCTTGTGGCTGGTCTCGCCGTTGCGCGCATCGGCGTGGGCGCATTGCAGTTCGCCTTCGGCTCGCTGCTCGGCCCGATGGCCACGGCCTGGGGCCTTTACAAGAAATGGCGGGTTGCCGGCAGCATCGCCGAAACTTTCCCCAAAGCGGCGAAGGGCATGGGGATGCTCCGCACCGCCGCGACCGCCATGCTTCCCAGCGTCAGCAAGATCGGTGGTCTGCTCGTGCGCGGACTGGTCAGTGCCTTCGCCTTGCTCTCTAACCCCGTGGGCTGGGGCGTGCTGGCCGCCGCAGCGGTCGGCCTCGTCTGGTATTTCTGGGATGACATCAAGGCGGCCATCACGTCCGTCGACTGGCCCGGTCTGGGCAAGAGCATCATCAGCGGGATCTTCTATGGCCTGGGCTTCGCCTGGACCGCGATCACTACATGGGTGCCAGCGGCCTTCAACGGCCTGATCAATATCGTCAGGAGCATCGACTGGATCGCGGCCGGAGCGTGGGTGATCGGGGCCGCGAAGGAGGGCATCATCGCCGGATGGTCCGCACTCACCACCTGGTGGCACAGCGCCTGGCCGAGCCTGATCGACTTCGTGAAGGGCCTGACCTGGAAGAGCGTCGGCCTGTATATCGCCGATCAGTTGACCTTCGGTCTGGCGAGCAAGATCAACAAAAATGGGTTGGGCGCAACCATCGCCTCCGTGGCCGCGTCGGCTCAGTCCGGCCTTGCTGCCGGGTCTAATGCGGCAAAGGTCGCGCACGGCGCGCCCGCCATCGCCGGGAAGCGTGCCGGGGGCGGACCTGTCACCGGCGGCCGTCGCTATCTGGTTGGCGAGCGCGGCCCCGAGCTATTCGAACCGAGCACTTCGGGGCGGATCATCCCCAACCATTCGCTCGCCGTCGCCGGCACGGCCGCGCGCGCAGGCGGTGGCGTCACCATAAACGTCTATCAGAAGCCGGGCGAGGACAGCGAAGCCCTCGCCCGCCGCCTGGCCGCGCTGATCGACCGCCAGCGGCAGAACGCCGCGCGGGGGGCCTATCGGGATGAATGAGCAGCTCCTGTCGATCGGCATGTTCGTCTTCGGCCTCCCGCGCATCGCCTATGAGGAACTGGAGCGCCGCGCGTCCTGGCGCTTCGGCGAAACCGATCGCTTCGGCGCGCGCGCGGCCAGCCAGTATCTCGGCCCCGGCCCCGAGACGATCACGCTTAACGGCGTCCTCGTGCCCGAGATCGCCGGCAGCTATGGCGACATCGAGCGACTGCGCGAAATGGCGGCGACCGGCGAGAGCTGGCCGGTGCTGCTCGGCACCGGCGAGGTTCTCGGCACCTACCGCATCGACAATATCGACGATCGCTGGCGCAACATCATCGGCGGCGGTCTGCCCCGCGCGGTCGATTTCGCCGTGGATCTGACGCGGGTGGACGATGAACCCGAACCGCGCTGACTTCGCCCTGACGGTCGACGGCGCCGATTATGCGTCGGCCGTCATCCCGCGCCTCGAATCGCTGCAGCTTACCGAGCAGATCGAGGGCGGCGCCGATCAGCTCGAGGTGACGCTGTCCAACCATGACGGCCGCCTCGCGCCAATCAAGCGCGGCGTCTATGCCACCCTTTCGCTGGGCTGGCGATCGGGACCGGACGTCATCCACGGCCTGGTCGATAAGGGCCGATTCCTGATCGACCAGATCGTCAAGGAAGGCCCGCCCGATACGGTCAGGATCACGGGCCGCTCGGCCGACCTCACCGGCGCGATGCGTCGCCGGCGGGACAAGGGCTGGCAGGGCAAGACCATCGGCGAGATCGTCGCCGAAGTCGCCCGCGCCAACGCGCTGCAGCCGCGCGTCCATCCCGATCTCGCCGGCATCGCCCTGCCCTCGGCCGAGCAGGCGGCCAAGAGCGACATCGCCTTCGTGCGGGATCTCGGCCGGCGCTACGACGCGATCGCCACCGTCAAGGGCGGAAGCCTGCTGTTCCTGCCGATCGGCGCGGACACCAACGCCAGCGGCCAGGCGATCGAGGGCATGACGCTGCGCCGGCGCGGCAGCGGCCGCTACACCTTCACCATCGCCGATCGCGAGGAACACGATGGCGCGGAGGCGCAGTGGCACGATCGCGGCGCGGCTCGGAAGCGGACGGTGAAGGAAGGCGCGGCGAAGAACCCTCGCCGCATCAAGCGCAGCTTCGGCAGCGAGGCCGAGGCGAAGGCAGCGGCCAAGGCCGAAGCCCGCCGCGCCGGGCGTGGCCAGTTCACGCTGAGCGTGGATCTGGCGCTGGGCGATCCGACCTTCGAACCGAACCGCAAGATTACGGTCGAGGGTTTTGACAGCGAGATCGATTCCATCCGCTGGTTGGTGACGCGCGCCACGCACCGCCTCGACGGGCGCGGCGGCTTCACCACCGCGCTGGAGATGGACAGCCTGGCCTAGCGGGCGTTCAGCGCCGCGCGCAGCGCCTCATTGACGCGGGTCTGCCAGCCCCGTCCCGTCTTGCGCCAGCCTTCCAGCACATCGGGGTCGAGCCGGAGCGTCGTGACGATCTTGGTCGGAGCCTTCTGTGGCCCACGCCGGCGGATGGTCTTCGCCATCTCGGGAAAGACCTGATCGAACGGCTTGAGCTGCCGTTCGTCCACCAACGTCAGCGGGCGTTCGATCTCCGGGTCAGGGCCGATCAACTCGCCGGTGGCGTCGTCGACCCACCACCCATCATCGTCCTGATGCACGCCGCCGGCGGCGATGAGCGCATCCATTTCGTGGCGATAGACCTTCCAGCGGCGCTCCATCTCGACCGCATCGGCATCGCTATCGCTGTCCAGATCCTTCGTAACGAAGGAAGGCCACTTCTTCTTAGTCATCGAGCAGTTTCCTTTCCTTGCGGCTCGCGCGGCGCATCGAAACCAGAGAGATGCCTTCGGTCCCGAGCGTCACAAAGATCACCGCGATCGTTCCATCGTCGAACGTCCCGATGGCCATATACCTGCCCTTCTTCGCGGGCTGGATCAGCGCGCTGAGGAAAAAGCCCTCGGTCAGCGTCGCGAAATCCATTCCGTGCTTACGGAGGTTCTTCTGCCGCTTCGGTTCGTCCCAAACGATGATCATGAGAATTTTGTATTGACGTTTTGCGCGGGGGTCAAGCAATTTATATTTACAATTTGTAGGGATTGAACCGATTCGAAACCGTATCCCGCTTGACCGGCACAACACGGCGGTTGAGGCTCGGAACATGCCCGCCTTGACGATCCTCGCAGCCGCCGCCCTCACCTGCATCGTCGTCGATGGCGACACCCTGCGCTGTCAGGGAGAAAGGGTCCGCCTGCTCGGTATCGACGCGCCCGAGCTACCCGGCCATTGCCGCCGGGGCCGCCACTGCGCACCAGGCGACGCCCAGGTCAGCAAGCGCCACCTCCGCGATCTGGTCGACGGGAGGCCAGTCCGCCTTGAGCGCGTAGGGGTGGATCACTACGGTCGCACCCTTGCCGTGGCACGAGCGGGCGGCATCAACCTGTCCTGCGCCCAGCTCGCCGCTGGTCGCGCGATCTACGTTGCGAAATGGGATAACGGCAGCCGCATCGCGGAAGCGTGTCATTAGCCATTCTTAGATACAAATTTTGTGAAAGGTGCGGTTCGTACCCTGAGTATTTCAGGGTCCTGGCAAAAAACCGGAAATTCCGACGTGGGTTTTGTAAGCCAAATCGAGCGCACCATATGCTTTTAGCGCGAAATCCGCTCGCTCTGTGATATCCTTTCCGATACCGACAATCTCAAATACTTGCTTCAACGCCCCACCGATCTTTTTAATGGCCGCCCCTAAGTTAGGGAAATTCTCATCGCTATAATTACCACGTTGCAGAGCAACATAGGCCATGATCACCGCCTTGAGCGACTCAAGGGAATACCCCCACCCTAGCCACTGCAAGTGCTCCATCCTGAAAATGAAGTTCTCGACACCTTCAATCAGCGCCTGACGGATGAAGTCGTCTTCCTCTATTTGATGTTCTCGGAGCCATCCAAGCAAGCTCGTAGCTATGCTTAGAACGTCCGCGCACTCTTCATCCGAAAGTTCAGGGTAAGAGATTTGCCCCCTGACGAAGGCGGAGCACATTCTTACAGGCTGTATATTTTCCTTTTTTATGTAGTTAAACCCGTAAGACTTCCACGCATTTTGAAGAGCCTTCGCAGTAAACCCATTCTTAAGAGCGGATAAATGTGGATTTATCTGATTGATCAGATGGCCGAACGATTCCATCCCAGATATTATATTCCTTATCGATTCAATTCTTTGAATTATAGAGAATATGATCTGATAGAATTCTAAAGACCATTCTTCTACTCCAAATCTTTGGGCAAGGAAGGCGCTTCCGGAAAGGTCGCTTGCTTCGACTAGTTCATCCAAAAGCTTCGTGAGTTCGTATACCGGATCCGTTACATCTGACATTTTAGCCCCACTCCATCGCCACAAGCGCCCCGACGCGAATGCCAAGCGCGGTCAACAGGACCTGTACGATGCTCAACCTACGACCTCGATGTCTTGGTTCACGGACCAGCGCGTGGCGGGTGGCCAGAGCTTCGCCGGATCCTCGCCACGGCTTGCCGCTGATCATTTTACCGGCTCAACAGTAAAAATACTGCCCGTGGCCTCACTGTTCACATAGGAAAGCTGCACGTTGTTGACGATCTTCTCGCTCTGGTTCGTGCCGTCGAACTTCTCGACCAGATCCATGATCACCGGACCATGCTTCACGTTGTCGCTACCAATCGCAGCCGAATAGGCAATTACCATCGCGGCGAAAACGTCCAACCCACTGCCGGGTGTGCCATCCCCGCTACCAATGAAGATTAATCCCTCAAGCATGTTGTCGCGCCCGACGCTGCCGACCAAGCCGAGCGTATCGGTCAGCATGTACTTGAAGCCATCGTCTGAAATTTTGACATCGCGAAGCCGCCACGGCTTATCCATCTTGCTCGCGTGCTGATTGAATAGCTCGGTAAAGCGACCAACCGTTATGCCGAGGTTGGCCTTCGCAGGTTCCGCTGTGGGAGAGGACGTGGGCTTTGCCTGCGCTACAACCTCTTTGCTCTGCGGTGCAGGCGAGGACGTCGCTTCAGGCGACGGCTCCGCCATCGCGCCTAACGTGACGGCGCTGGCAGACCAAAGCACGGCGGAGACGAGCGCGCGAGGAACAGCGCGTACCGGCGAATCGGCCCACTTGCGCGCCATTTCCGGAACGGGCGCTGCCGCGATTGCGGCCATGAGCGAAAGTATCGCCCCCAAGTAAACGCGCTCAGCCAAACAGCCGATGGCAAATACGACGGCGATGCCCACCCATATCCACGCCAAAGCTTTGAGCAGCGTCGACCCGGTCGCGCTCGGTACTTCACTTCCACTTGTCATTCTAACGGTGCCCCCCTTAAGTGCCCCTCAAACCTTGCGAACGATCGCGACAACCCTCCCGATCACGTTCATCTCACCGTCATAGGCGGTCTCTTCGGGCTGGCCGGCGTCGGACAGCAGCCGCATCCCGCTCGCATCCTTGGTCGGGCGAAGACGCTTAATCATGCCCATGCCGCCCATCTCGACAGCCCAGAGCTTGTCCCAGATCCGGGGCGTGCGCTGCGCGGTGTCGATCAGCACCACGTCCGCATCCTGGATCGTCGGGGTCATCGAATCGCCGATACCGCGCGCCCAGAACAGCTTGTCGAAGGGCGATTCGGTGAAGTGGCGCAGCCAACCTCGCGAGAAAGTCCGCGCCTCGCCGGTCACCGGCATATCGTGAATGAACGAACTCCCCAGCCCATAGGCCAGATCGAATTCCTGCAGATCGACGGTATCCGGCTTGGGTTGGAATGCTGCGCCCTTGAAGCCCAACCTCGGCTCGCTGACGCCCTCCAACGGAGCAGCATCGTCCGTCTCGTCCATGAGATACTCGGGCGAGGTGCCAAGCGCCCGCGCAATCTTGTGGATGTGCTTTGACCCTTGGGCGGCTCCCTTTCCGCTCACCAATTTCCAGATGGCGGTCTGCGACACACCAACCTCACGAGCAAGCGCGGCTTGCGAGATACCGCGCTCCTCCATCAGCGCCGCGAGTCTGTCGCTTCTGAACATCCCCGACACCCTACAACTTTGGGAATAATCATCACCGCAACTTTTGTTGTTGACTGGTCGATGACCATGGTTGTAGCTAGTGGCCATGAGCTACAACCTCACACCCTATGAAGCGCTCCGAAAAGCCGTAGAGATCCTCGGTTCGCAGCAGGCAACGGCCGACCTCTGTGGCGTCTCCCAGACCGCTGTCTGGAAGTGGCTTCAAACTTCGAAGCGCCTGCCGGCGGAGCATGTTCTCCGCGTCGAGGAAGCGACCGGCGTATCCCGCCACGCGCTCCGCCCGGACATCTACCCGCGCAACTATCCGCCCGCGCCTGATGCCCGCTTCTATGGCGTCGACCAGCGCGCCGGGGCGCACGTCTGATGCGTACAATTACGACCTCCTTGAGCGCCGGGTGTGAGAAGCCGGCGATCATCCCTGGCCGGGTGGGCATTTACGAGCCTGTCCACCCGGCCCTTTCTCGGGATACCGGCGCGATCGCCGGCGAGCACGTTCAATCGCCGCTGCATTTTGCAATCACCCGCCGCACCGAGGCCGAGCGCCGCTTTGACCGCGGACTTGATCTGGCCGGCTTTGCCATCGCCCTCGCCGGCCTGCTGGCCATCGTCCTGCCCGCCGTCTGCATGGCGCTCGCAGGAGGAACGCCGGCATGACGAAGTTCCGCGAACCGATCACCTTCCACCGCGCCCTCACCACCGTCGCCGCCAAGATCGGATGGGATCGCTGCGCCGCCATCTGCGGCCTGGGCGAACGCGCTGTCCGCAACTGGTCCGACCCCGACACTGATACAGAAATTCGTCTGATCGACGCCCGCCGGCTCGACCAGGCGTATCTTGCGGCCGGCGGCGATCACCCGCCGTTCCATCGGACCTATGCGCTCCAGCTCGGCTTGGAGCTGCGCGAGCCGGCCACCGCGCCGACCATCACCACGGCGGCGGCGCACATCGCCAAAGAGGGCGGCGAGGCCATCGCCGCCATGCTCGATGCCGCCGCACGCGCCAGCGGAGAGGCCGCACGCCGCAAGGCAAGGCGGGAAGTAAGGGAAGCGATCGAGGCGCTGGGAACCGGCCTCGACGCGCTCGGGGATGGGGACTGAATATGTCGGGCGAGGGGGTAATTTCACACCGCAATGCCGTCACCACGCGGATGCGGCGGGGCACGATCATCTGCCCCGTTTGCAACCACGACGCCGGCATCCGCGACAGCGATCAGGAAACGGATCTGGTCAAGAACCTGTGGTGCATCTGCCTGAATGTCGGCTGCGGCCACACCTTCAAGATGCAGCTCAGCTTCACCTACACGATCAGCCCTTCGGCGATCGAGCGGCCCGACCTGCAACTTCCCCAGGCCCCGCCTGAATTCGTCCGTCACATCTACCCTTCCGGTCCCCCAGCCCCCGCCGCCGATCCGAACCAGTTCTCCATCTTCGATGTGGAGGGCGTGGCCGGATCGGCGGCGATCGGTCCAGCCAAGCACCACGAACCCGCCTGACTGCCTGACATCGCAGCCTGCCCCGGCCTGTCGCCCACCAGCGACGGACGGACGTCTTTACCCTGGAGAGATCGCCCAACGTGGACGCCACATTCGCCTCTCAAATCGTCTCCGCCCTCCGGGCGAAGTACGAATTCCGCAAGACGCGCGGGAAATGGCTGCAGGAAGGCCTCTGCCCCGATTGCCGGGAGCGCGAGCTGTTCACCGCCGCCGAAGATCCGAAGATGGTTCGCTGCGGCCGCCAGAACAACTGCGGCTTTGAGATCAGCGTCCGCGACGCGCTCCCCGACCTGTTCGAAGACTGGTCCAAACGCTTTGAACGCACCGAGGAAGACCCCAACGCCGCCGCCGATGCCTACCTCCGCTTTGAGCGCGGCCTCGATCTCACCGGCCTGCGCGGCGCGTTCAGCCAGGAAACCTACCACGATCGCAAGCGCAACATCACCAGCGCCACCGTGCGCTTCTCCCTGCCGGGCGGCTCGCATTGGGAGCGGATCATCGATCGCCCCGGCCGCTTCGACAAAAAGGCCCACTTCAAATTCGGCGGCACCTGGGCGGGCCATTGCTGGGCGCACCCCGATGACGATTTCAAGGCGCTCGCCGCCATGGACGAAATCTGGATCGCGGAAGGCATCTTCGATGCGCTCGCCCTACGCCAGAACTTCCGCCGTCTCGCCAAGGCCGGCAACAAACGCAATCGCACCGCCGTCTCGGCCATGTCCTGCAACACCTGGCCGGAGCACTTCCTGGAGGCGCTGCGCGAGGCGATCCGCACCTGCAACCCCAAGCACCGGCCCGAGATCGTCTTCGCCTTCGACGTGGGCGCGGCCGGCGTCAAATGGACCCGCAAGTTCGTCCCCAAGGCCCGCCGCGATGGCTGGGACGCTGGCGCCGCGCTGGTCCGCGTCGATGGCGAGGGCGGCAAGCTGGACTGGAACGACCTCCTGCTGCGCCAGGCCTCCTATGATGGCGAGGCGCGCAAAGGCCCGCTCGATGAAGACACGCTCGACGATTACCGCTGGCACGGCGATGTCACCCTTGCCGAAGGCCCGGTCCAGAAGGCCCGCCTGATCTACGAGCGCCGCTCGCTCGCCAGCTTCGATTTCCGCTTCGACAACCGCATATTCTGGGCGCGGGCCAAGCCGGACCCGGAAGACGGCGGCAGCACCCTCAATGTCGACGAAGTCGCCAACTGCGCCTTCCGCATCCTCTATCGCGAGCGCGACGAAGCGGCCGACGAAACCAACTATTTCCTTGAAGTCGCGTTCCCCAATGCGACGCCCACCGCCAAGGCCCGCTTCTCGGCCGCCTGCTGCGCCGCCAGCGGCGAGTTCAAGAAGCGGCTGTTCGCCTTCTCCGGCATGTGGCTCGGCAGTCAGGAGCAGCTTGACCGGCTGATGCGCAACCAGACGCGCCAGCTCAAGACCGTCGAGCCGATCCACTTCACCGGCTACAGCGAGCCGCACAACGCCTGGGTGCTGGGCGACATCGCAATCCATGACGGCCGCGTCATCAAGCTCAACAGCGAGCGCTACTTCGACATAGGCAACAAGGCGGTGAAGCTGCGCTCCGAGGAACGCATCCTCTCGATCGCCTACGATTCCGACAAACTCGACCTGACATGGATCGAGGACCTCTGGACCGCCTATGGCGAGCGCGGCCTGGTCGCCCTCGCCTTCTTCACCATGACGCTGTTCGCGGTGCAGATCCGCGCGAAGCATCAATCGCTCGGCCTGCTCGAAATCTGCGGCGAGGCCGGCTCGGGCAAGACCACGCTGATCGTCTTCCTCTGGAAGCTGCTCGGCCGCACCGCCTACGAGGGCTTCGATCCCAACAAGGGCACCACCGCCGGCGTGGCGCGCAACTTCATCAAGGTCTCCAACCTCCCGGTCGGCCTCATCGAAAGCGGCCGCGATGATGAGGAAAAATCACACCGCGCCAAGTTCGATCCCGACGAACTGCTGACCCTCTTCAACGGCCGCTCCCCGCGCGTCACCGGCGTGAAATCAGGCGGGACCGAGACCTTCGAACCGCCCTTCCTCGGCTCGATCTACCTGATGCAGAACGAACCGATTACCGGCCGCACCGCCGTGCTGGAGCGCCTGATGTCGTTCCGCATCGACAAGGCAGCGCGCACCGATGCCACCCGCGATGCCGCCCGCCGCCTGTCCGCCGCCAGGGTCGAGGACGTTTCGGGATGGATCGTCCACGTCACCCGCCGCGCCGATGACTGGCTGAAATACTTCTTCGAGCGGTCGGATTGGCACGATGCCGACATGCGCAAGCGCGCGCCCGATCTTCACAACGATCGCATCATCCTCAACCACAGCCAGCTCGCCGCCGCGATCGAAAGCCTCCGCGCCTTCATCCCCGAAAAGCTGCTGCCCAAGGCATGGATCGCCCAGACTCTCGACTTCGTCGATCGCATCGCGCTGGAACGCCAGCAGACCGCCGGCGGCGACCATCCCACCGTCTCGCGCTTCTGGGAAATCTTCGACGTCCTGATCGTCAACGAGGCCCCCGAAAAATGGGCGGAGGGCAACAGCCTCAACCTTTCGCGCAAGCCGGATGACTTCATCGCCGTCAACCTGGTCGAGTTCGAAAAGCGCGCCAAGCAGAACATGCTGCAGCCGCCCAGCGATGCCGACCTGAAAAAGCATCTTCGCAGCAGTCGCAGCCGCAAATTCCTCGCCGCGAAAACCGTCAACACGCCCGGCGGGCGGGCGGTCCACTGCTGGGTTTTCGAACGCCCGGCCTCCGAAAAACCCGTCATTTGAAAGGAGTTGCCATGCAGCAGCCTGTTGTTTTCGAATGCCAGTGCGGGGCCAGCCACCGCTCCCCCGACAGCAAGGTCCCGGTGGGCTGGTCGACCAGCCACGGCCGCTCATGGTGCAACGATTGCACCGCCGCCGGCGTCCCCGCCCGCGCCTCTCGCCAGCGGAGGCGCGCATGATGTCCCCCGAACTCGACGACGCCGGCCGGCCCCTCTACGCCCACGACTGGCCCGCCCTGCTCGAACAGGCCCGCTCCGCCCTCGCCCAGCGCCAGCAGGCCTATCCCGCCTGGATCGAACGCGGCCGCCTCACCCGTGAAGAAGCCGATCACGACATCCGGGGCTGGGAACTGCTGGTCGCCGAATGGCAATGGATCGTCTCCGCCGGCGAGAGCGGCGAACGGCCTCCCTTCGACACCCTCCATATCCGCCGCGACGCCGTCGCCCTCTCGCTCCAGCGGATTGATGCCGAGCTGCAGCGCGGCAACCGCTCGCACACCATCCTCCGCCAGGCGCACCTCGTGCAGGCGCTGCACTGGCACCTCCACCGCCTGCGCTGGCACGAACCCGCCGTCCTTTCGTGCGTGGACCTCACCCGCGCCTGCCGCGCCGATCTTGCGGCCCGCCAGCAGGAAACGGCTGCCGCATGAAGCCGACTGCCGCCCCCGCGCACTTCCCCTACGAGCATCGCTCGCTGGCCGAAGTCGACCGCGATCATGCCGAGAGCCGCCGCGAAGCCGAACTGCGCTTCATCATGCAGGCCGATGCCAACATCCACCAGCGGAGGCGCGCATGACCAGGCGCCCGCCCATCCTGCCCCTAGGCACGCCCGATCGGCCCCAGCAACCCCCGCGCATCGTCCCCGCCGGCGTCGATCCCGATCTGCGCGCCCGCCTTTGGCCCGCCATCGTCGCCGCCGCCTGCCTCATCTGGGGCGCGATCGCCGCCGCCGCATGGAGCCTCTGGCTATGACGGCGCGCCGCTACACCGCCCTGGCCGACCAGCTCCGCCGCACCGCCGAACTGGATGCGCTCCGTCTCCGCCGCCGCCTGACCGATCAGGAAGCGGCCGAAGCCGATCGCCTCGCTCACGCCGCCTACATGCGCGCCTGGCGCGCCGCTCAGACCGAGCGCGAGCGGGCCTTTGAAGGGGCCACGCCATGATGCCACCCCTCCACATCCCGGCCGCTGCCCTCGAAGTCACGGCCGAGCGCCAGCGCCAGATCCAGACCTACGGCCACGACGCCACGGCCGACGACGCGCGCCCCGCGCGCACCTGGTGCGCGAAGCCCACGTCCGCGTCCTCGATGCCGCCGATCTGGTCACCGGCAGGGCCGACGATCTGCGCCGCGCTCGCCGCAAGATCGTCCAGGCCGGAGCGCTGCTCCTCGCCGAAATCGACCGAATCGACCGCCAGCTTAACCACGAAGGGGAACCGCGCCCATGATTGATCGTACCATTCCGATTTCCGCTACCGACATGCCCGCTGGCGATTACGCGATCGTCGAGGCGCTCGGCCACCGCACGCTGATCGGCCGCGTTGCCGAGGTCGAACGCTTCGGCACGAAGATGCTGCAGGTCGAGCCTCTGCTTGGCGAACTGATGCTCGGCCCCGTCCTGCTCGGCGGCGGCTCGATCTATCAGTTCACGCCATGCTCGCCGGAAGCGGCATACAGCCGCCGGGCCAAGTCCGAATACGACCTGCCTTCCAGCGTCATTCACGCCGCCCCGCCGGCCGCGCTGCCGGCACCCGACTTCGCGCCGGCCTTCCTCTATCAGGACGGGGAGGGCGGCGAATGATCATCGTCCGCGTCGAACTCTGGTCCGCCGTCAACGGCGAGAAGACCGAACTCGCCCGCATGATCATCGACAACATCGGCGGCACCGTGCAGCGCGGCGATTACCGCGCCCGCACCCTGCGCGGCCGATCGCGCGAGGCCCTCGATCGCGCCCTGCTGCAGGCTGACGACGCCGGCGCCACCCGCAAGGGCTATGTCCGGGGCCACCCTCGCCTCCGCGAACACGTCTGGAACCTGGTCGCCAAGGCCCTCTCCGAGCTGGGGTACGGCCAATGAAGGCCCTCACCATCTGGCAGCCCTGGGCCTCGCTGATCATCGCCGGCGCCAAGCCCTACGAATTCCGGGGCTGGCGCGTCCCGCGCTCGCTGATCGGCCAGCGCATCATCATCCACGCCGCCGCGCACAAGATCGATGCCGAGGAAGCCGGAGCGCTGTTCCGCCTCCGCCACTTCCGCAACACCGACGCCCGCCAAAAGCTGGCGTGGGCGGAAACCTGTCTGATCGCTGAGAAGGCGCAGGCCGTTCTCAACCAGGCGCTCGAAGGTCGCCTCCCCATGGCCGCCGGCCTCGGCACGGCCATCATCGGCGAACCGCGCCTTGGCACCGAGATCGCCGAAGAATTCGGCGTCCCCCGCGCCAACGACAGCGACCGCGACCAGCACGCTAATTGGGGCTGGCCCATGCTCGACATCGAGCCGTGGCCCGAACCGATCCCCATGCGCGGCCGGCAAGGCTTCTGGCCCTGGCCCACCCCCCAAGACTTCGCAGGAGACCTATGATGGCGGACCAGGTTCCGTACCTCACCCGTGCCCGCAAGGCGGCGAAGCTCGCCAAAGCCGGCAAGACGAATGTCGAAATCAAGGTGGCGATGAACCTCGGCTACGCCAGCGAGGCGAGCCGGATGGTGGAGATTGCCCACCTTGATCAGTCATTCGAGGCAAACCGGCTTACAAGCGACGAACTACAGTTGCTCCGCATAGTAGCGCACGCGCAACGGAACGGCCTCGAACGGGGTGAAACCTGCTCCCCCAAACTGAAATATTGTAGCGCCCCCTTCTGGCCACGATCGAGACCGGCTTATCTGGCCTATAAGCGTCTCGGAACCCATCGCGCCGGCGAAGACACCAACAGGCCCGGCACCGGCCTGGCGCTGCTCCAACCGTACAACGGCTATGTTCGCCTGACCCGCGCCGGATGGGCGCTGGTCCATGCCCTCGAAGCGCTGGAGGGCACCAACAATGGCCGCTGACACCGCCATCGAATGGGCGGACTCCACCGCCAACCTCTGGATCGGCTGCACCAAACTCACCCCCGGCTGCGACAATTGCTATGCCGAGGCCGATTGGGATCACCGCAAGCACCGCGTCACCTGGGGGCCTCACGGCGCGCGCAGCTTCTGCGCCGCCGGTTGGTCGCTGATCCTCAAGATGCAGCGCCGCGCCGCCGCCAGCAACGGCGTGGACCCCGACCTTGGCCGCAAGCGCAGGATCTTCGTCAACAGCCTGTCCGATTTCTTCGACAACCACCGCTCCATCACATGGCGCGACGAAGCCTTCCGCCTCTTCGAGGCCTGCCCGGACGTCATCCTGATCCTGCTCACCAAGCGGCCCGAGAATGTCATCCGCATGGTGCCCGAACATTGGCTGATCCCCGGCGGATGGCCCGCCCACGTCTGGCTCCTGACCAGCGCGGAGGATCAGCAGCGCTACGATCACCGCTGGCCCATCCTCCGCGACATCCCCGGCCCGGCCGTCAAAGGCCTGTCCTGCGAACCGCTGCTCGGCGGAATCATCCTCCGCGACCTCATGCACCTCGACTGGCTGATTGTCGGCGGCGAAAGCGGCCCCAACGCGCGACCGATGGATTTCGTTTCGGTCTGCTTACTCCGCGACCAATGCCGTCCTGCCAGCATCCCCTTTTTCTTCAAACAATGGGGCGAGTGGCTTCCCGTCTATGACCGTGACGATGGCTATTACGGGTGGGACGCGGGCGGCCCCATCCCGGAAAACAGCCATATCGAGGCAGCATTCGGCGGCGAGGTAGCCCGCTTGGGCAAAAAACGCGTCGGCCGCCTGCTCGACGGCCGAGAGTGGAACGAGGTGCCGGCCCATGGGTAACATGAAGGCAACGCACACCGACTACCTCCACCCGCGCCACCTCCGCGTCGAGGACGGTGGGCGCTATCCGGTATGGGGCGGAGGCGGCGGAGAACTGGCGCGCGCCGAATGCGGCCGCCCCGCTCCATGGTCCGATGCCCCCGGCATATCGCGAAGCGAAAGGCCAGATGGTGACGCTGGACGATCAGGCCGCCTACTGGATGGCCCCGAACGTCCCGAACGGCGGGCGCACCGCCGCGCCGACAACGGTGGGGTCTATCGCCACGAACTCGACGACGCCGGCCACCTCGATCTGCTCGAAGCGCTGCAGTCGCTCGAAGGCATGGTTATCCTCTCGGGCTATCCCTCCGAAACCTACGATGCCGCTCTGCAAGGCTGGCACCGCGTCGATCGCGCGGCGCTGGCGGATGGCGCCCTCAAGCGCACCGAAGTCCTCTGGCTCAACCCCGCCGCCAAGCGCGCCATGCCACAGGCCGACCTTTGGAGTTCGGCGGCATGACCGATCCCGTCATCATCGGCCCGGCCACGCTATACTGCGGCGACGCCTACCAGATCAGACCCACCCTCGGCTTCTTCGATGCCGACATAATGGACCCGCCCTATCTGTTCGATAATTCAGGCGGCGGCGCGTTTCGCAAGTCGCGCGTCGGGGCAACGCTGATCGTCGAGGAAGGTCTCGATCAGGGCTTCGACCGCACCATCATCAACCCGCTGCTCTGCGGCGCTGTCGTCGTCTTCTGCCACAACGACCAGCTCCCCGAGCTGCTGCCCTACCTCAACGGCATGTTCCACCGCTTCGCCCTCCTGCATTGGGCGAAACCCAACCCGTCGCCGATGCGCAACAAGCACTATCTGGCGGACACCGAGCCATTCATCCACGCCTGGAACCGGGGCTATCACCCGATCGGCGAGCACCACGACATGCACCGCTGGATCACCGCCGGCACCATGGCCAGCAAGGTCTTCGGCCACCCCACGGTCAAACCGCTCGCGGTGATGAACAAGATTCTGCGCAACGTCTCCGGCCGCACCGTCTGCGATCCCTTCATGGGCACCGGCTCCACCGGCGTCGCCGCGATCCGCGCCGGCAAGCGCTTCACCGGCATCGAGCGCAACCCCAAGCACTTCGCCACCGCCGTCGACCGCATCCGCTCCGCCTGGGCCGAGATCGAGGCCAGTGAGGCAGCGTGAAATCGGCGGCGGCCCCTCAACTCCGCCTCATTGAAGGCGGCCGCATTCGGTCGGGCGACGCCCCACCGGGGGCGATGGGATTCGCCCGTGAACTTGCTCGCCGCGACTTCGCCGCCATGATGGCGCGCAACTCCAATGATTCGCGAAGCCGTCGATGACAACCGCCGTCCTTTACGCCCGCTACTCCACAGCCCAGCAATCCGCCGCCTCGGTCGAAGACCAGTTCCGGCTCCTGCGCCAACGCGCAGAGCGCGAGGGCTGGAAGATCGTCAGCCAACACGCCGATCGCGCGATCAGCGGCACCGTCCGCGATCGACCCGGCCTCAACGCCAGCCTCGCGGCGATCGATGCCGGCGCGGCCACCATTCTCCTGGCCGAAGCGCTCGACCGCATTTCCCGCGATCAGGAAGACATTGCCCGGATCTACAAGCGCGTCCGCTTCGCCGGTGCCCGCATCATCACACTGTCCGAAGGCGAGGTCGGCTCGCTCCACATCGGAATGGGGGGCACGATCTCAGCCGTTTACATCGAGCAGCTCGCAGAAAAGACCAGGCGTGGCCAAATCGGCCGCGTGGCGGCCGGCCGCATCCCCGGCGGGATTTCCTACGGCTACCGCGCCGTCCGCCAGATCGGAGCCGATGGCGAGCTGGAGCGCGGTCTGCGCGAGGTCGACGAAGATCAGGCTGTAATCGTCCGCCGCATTTTCAGCGCCTATGCGGACGGCGAAAGCCCCCTCGCCATCGCGGCGGCTCTGAATGCGGAGAGCATTCCAAGCCCACGCGGAGGCCTATGGCGGGCGAACGCAATCACCGGGCACCGCAAGCGGGGCAACGGCATCCTGCACAACGAACTCTATCGCGGCCGGATCATCTACAACCGCCAGGCCTTTCGCAAAGATCCAGAGACCCGCCGGCGCATCTCCCGCGCCAACGACCCTGCCGACCGCGTGACCAATGACGTTCCCGAGCTGCGCATCATCGACGAAGAACTATGGGCGCGGGTCCAATCCCGCCTCGATCTCTATTCAAACCGCCCATCCTCTCACGCACGCCGGCCAAAACACCTTCTCTCCGGCCTTATGCGCTGTGGCGTCTGCGGGGGATCATTCATCCTGATTGGCCCCCAGCGCTGGGGTTGCTCCGATCACAAGCAGACCGGCACCTGCACCAACGGCGTCACCCTCACCGACAAGGTGGCGCAACGCCGAATCTGGACCGCGCTCCAGACCAGTCTCCTCCATCCTGATGTCGTCGCTGCCTACCTCGACGAATGGCGCCTTCTCGACGCTGAGCGCCGGCGTCAGGCCCTCGCATCGCGCGCCGGCATCGAGCGCCGCCTGGCCAAAATCGACCAGGAAGAAACCCGCATAGTCGACGCCATTGCCGAAGGTATGCCTATCGCGCGCCTTCGCGCGCGGGCCGAAGCGCTCGCCGCCGAACGCACCCAGCTCAACGCCGAATTGGCCGAGCAACCAGAAATCACTCCGACAATCCACCCGGCAATGATTGAGCACTACCGCCGGCGGGTGGCCCAGCTCCACGAGCTGGCGGACGCTGACGATGACCTCCGCCGCGCCGGCCGCGCCTTGTTGGCGGAACTGATCGAAAAGATCGATGTGACCCCCCGCTCGAACGGCAAGCGCGGCACGGATATGACCATCCACGGCCAGCTCAGCGCCATCCTTCACCTCCAAAACGCAAACAGCCCCGCACAAGGCGAGGCCGATTGTATGTCAGTGATGGTTGCGGGGGTAGGATTTGAACCTACGACCTTCAGGTTATGAGCCTGACGAGCTACCGGGCTGCTCCACCCCGCGTCAACATCCGTCTCAAGCGAGGCGCATGTGAAGGGTCCGTCGCCGGACCTGTTTCGTTACATTGTGATGGGTTTATGGTTCCGTTCGCTATAAT